GTAAACAAAAGCAGTAAAAAGAAGTAAGCCCTGAGGGCTAGGCAGGAAACTGATGTTGCGGTTGGTGGACTTTCGATAAGTCTTTAGACTTCAATGCCGGAAACGAGCCCTTATAGGGAGAAAAACCAAACCACCGGCTAAGCCGATGGTACTGATTGGGCAGAGTTCTGCGGGGAAAAGAGTAAATGAGAGGTCGGCCATGCAGACATCGGCAGTGTATGCATGTGTGAGGGTTATTTCGGAGTCGGTGGCGAGTCTGCCACTTCATCTTTACAGATATAATGAAGATGGCGGAAAGGAAAAGGCAATTGACCATCCGTTATACCATCTTCTGCATGATGAACCGAACCCGGAAATGACGGCTTATTCTTTTTTTGAAGTAGCACTTACGCACCTGTTACTGTGGGGCAATTTTTACAGTCAGATTATCAGGAATGGTAAAGGGAGAGGTTATCGGTCTTTATCCGCTCATGCCGGACAGGATGACGGTAGACAGGGATGAAAAAGGACAACTCTATTACGAATATATGGTAAGTTCCGATGATGCCCCAACCAATAAAGGGTCAACAGTCAGGCTGAAACCGGAAGATGTCCTGCACGTTCCAGGACTGTCATTTGATGGTCTTGTAGGGTATTCACCCATTGCAATGGCCAAGAATGCAATCGGACTCGGTATTGCGGCAGGGGAGTATGGCCCGAAGTTCTATGCCAACGGGCTGCTCCAAGCGGTGTACTGGAACATCCGAGGACACTGAAAGACCCGAGCAAGGTAAGGGAGAGCTGGACACAGAACTTTGGCGGTTTTGCCAATTCCAATAAAGTGGCGGTTCTTGAAGAGGGTATGAAATACACACCTATATCTATCAATCCATCTAAAGCACAGTTCCTTGAAACAAGAAAGTTTCAGGTTACGGAGATATGCAGGATATTCCGTGTACCTCCGTACATGGTTGCTGATCTGGAGAAGAGTTCATTCTCCAATATTGAACAGCAGTCATTGGAGTATGTGCAGTATACATTAAGACCATGGCTTACAAGGCTGGAACAGGCAATGGTGCGAAGGTTTTTCACGGAGGAAGAAAAGAAGCATTACTTCATCAAGTTTAATGTGGACGGACTTCTCCGTGGAGATTACTAGAGCCATATGAATGGTTATGCCATCGGCAGGCAGAACGGGTAGATGCAAATGATATAAGAGAGTTGGAGAACCTTGACTGAATCCCGGCTGAACTTGGCGGGGATTTATACATTATCATTGGCAACATGACAAAACTTGACAGTCCCGGTGGTGACTGTGTGGCGGCAGCACAGATTTACAATATGCTCGCAAATTACAAGGGGAATGTCACAGTCAAGATTGACGGCATTGCTGCATCGGCAGCATCGGTCATCGCAATGGCAGGAAATACAGTACTGATGTCTCCTGTTTCCATGATGATGATTCACAACCCTGCCACAATGGCTTTCGGTGACCATAGCGAGATGGAAAAGGCTATCGAGATGCTTGAGGGGGTTAAGGATTCCATCATAAATGCCTATACCCTGAAAACGGGAATGTCGAGAGCAAAACTGTCTCGGCTTATGGATGCGGAAACATGGATGGATGACATCAAGGCCGTGGAACTCGGCTTTGCAGATGACATCATCACAAGGGATACGTTCCCGGAAAAAGAAGAGGTCGAAGAGTCAGAGGAAAAAAGCACCGAAGAGGATGAGAAAAAGAAACCATCCGATTCCGTGTTTTTTTCACGTAGGGTTGTAAACAATGCCTTTTTCAACAAGCTGGAACAGCACTACAAAAAGCCAAGTGTGGATGTGACCAGACAGGCTGAAATCCCTGCGCCAAAAGTAACTGACGGTGTATCTGCAAATGAAATCAGAGACCGTTTAAACCTTATCAAAAAGTATATTTAAGGAGGACTGTATCATGACAGTAAAAGAATTGATTGAGAAGAGAGCAAAGGCATGGGAGGCTGCAAAGGACTTTGTGAATACCCATGAAGACAAGAACGGCAATTTATCTGCCGAAGATGCCGAGACTTACAGAAGAATGGAAGCTGAAATAGAGGAACTTACCAATTCCATCGACAGACAGGCCATGCCTACGGCAATGCGTACCAATTTTAGACAGGTGGCAAATGTATTGCAGGAAGGTGTGGATGCTGACGGCGGTTACCTTGTTCCCGTGGAGTATGATAACCGACTGATTGATGTGCTTACCGAGGAGAACATCATGAGTGGTCTTGCTACCAAGATTACCACATCCGAGGAGTATAAGATTAACATTGCAGCCACCAAGCCTGTGGCAGCATGGATTGAGGAAGGCGGTGCATTATCTTTTGGTGATGCAATCTTCGACCAGATTTATCTGGATGCCTTCAAACTTCATGTTGCAATCAAGGTAACAGAGGAGCTGCTTTACGATTCTGATTTCAATCTTGAGAACTATATCATCACAGAGTTTGGTAAGGCACTTTCAAATGCAGAAGAGGATGCATTTTTAAATGGTGACGGCAAGGGCAAGCCTGTCGGTATCTTTGACAAGACAGTAGGCGGTCAGTCTGTTGGCACTCTTTCTGCCACACTGAAGTCTGATGAATTGCTTGACCTTGTATATGGTCTTAAGAGACCTTATCGTAAGAACGCATCCTTTATTATGAACGATGCCACTCTGGCACAGATTCGTAAGTTAAAGGACAATAACGGTGCTTATATCTGGCAGCCATCCTACTAGGTGGGAGAGCCGGACAGAATCTTTGGCTATAAGGTAAATACTTCTGCCTATGCACCTACGGATGCGATTGCCTTCGGTGATTACAAGTATTACAACATCGATGACCGTGGTACTCGTTCCTTCAAGCAGCTCAACGAGTTATTTGCAGGAAACGGAATGATTGGTTTTGTTGCCAATGAGCGTGTTGACGGCAAGTTAATCCTGCCGGAGGCTGTGAAGGTCTCGGACTTAAGGCAGACACACAGTCAGCAAAAGTCTGATTAAGATAAGGGGGTCGCAAAATGCGACTTCCCATATTTAATGGAGGTGCGACATAATAATCTCACTTGAGAAAATGAAAAATTATCTCCGTATTGTTTTTGGCGATGATGATGCACTTCTTGAAAATTTGATTCTTTCTTCCGAGCGTCTGTGCATGGACATTGTAAGAATCAAAAGAAGGACATTTTTTGAGAAAAATGATACTTCAAAGATTGCAATCATGTATGCCGTGGCATATCAGTATGAACACAGGGAGGACTGTGACCATCATGCACTTACCATGTCACTCCGTTCCCGCCTTTCAGGTATCAGAAAGGCGGGATTCTGATGGAAGTATCACTTTTAAATGTTAGGATTACCTTTCAGAAAAACGAGGTTGTATCGGATGCCATCGGTAACCACAGGAATCAGTGGACGGATTATTACTCCTTCTATGACATGGTAAGTGGTGAGAGTGGTTCAGAAAAGAATGTGGCAGCCAATACACTTTACGATTCAGACATTGCTTTTACAGTCAGATATTGTAAGGTATTAAAGGATGCTGATACCACAAAACTCCGTGTGGTATTTCAGGGAGAACTCTATGATATTACATTCATTGACAATATGAATTTCAAGAATAAGTGTCTGAAAATCAGATGCCGGAAAGTGAGGAGATAGCATGGCGAATGTATCGATTGATAACATGGCTTTGGAAATTATGAAAGGTCTGATGGAGTATAAGGACCTTGCCACGGCTGACATGAAGACTGCCGTAAGGAAAGCCGGAAGAACAGTAAAAAAGGATATTCAGGCAAACGATCCAAAGAAAACATATGCCTACTCGAAGAGCTGGACAGTAAAGACCCTGAAAAAGACTTCTGAATCTTTGGAAATTACGGTGTATTCTCCGAAAAAATATCAGCTTGCACATCTTCTTGAAAAAGGTCATGCAAAAAGGGGCGGTGGAAGGACAAAGGCAGTCCCCCATATCGCTCCGGCTGAAGAAAGTGACTTGGTTATTTTGGTATTGGATTATATCAAAGTGTATGAGTCGTGTTGCAGAAAATGGAACTATGAGGCACAGAAAGAATTGTTCTATGTTCAAGGAATGAATCAGGAGAAATGTTTAGTACGTGCAAATAGGTTGGTTAGAGATTAAAATCTGTTAGTTTTTGATTGAAAATATTAGCAATTAGGTGTACTATAAATTATACGAATAAGATAACCGTTGTTTTGAGTAGATGACTGAATTATGGTAAAGAATAATATCGAAGTAGATGTAAAAGTTAAATGTATAGAGAATGGTACAACACAGGCAAAACTTGCTGAAGAGATTGATACTACCAAGGCTTATGTTAATCGTGTTATTAAGAAACAGGATGGTGTCATAAATAAGACTTTTGTGGCTATGATGGAACAATTAGGTTATGACATTGAACTAACATATGTGAAAAGAGATAAATAGGGCTAAGGAGTGATAAAAAGTGGATTTTAATACACTTATATCTGCAGGAATCTTAAATGGTTGCAAATATGTTGAAGTTGTGCAGGTAGTATTATTACAGAAAAGAGATAATATTTGCTGGAATTATTTTACCCATGTTTTGTTTTCTGTTTCTTTTAAAGAATTGCAGAAACAGACATTTTTAACAGAATGTCCTAAAAGCATAAATGATGAATATAAGGTTATTATTACAAAAGAGGTTATTTCAAAAAATGATGTATTAGAAGTGCTGCAAAATGCAGCAGAAAAGCAGATATGGAAATTTAAAACAGATGAAGCTCTGTTGGATGATGTATTCCCAATTGATCCTCAATTTATTCCAGAAACTGATCCTACAGGTTGTAGTGTATCAGATGGGACGGTTGTCCCTATAGAGTCATCTATGTACGGATCAAATTTTTCGGGAAATTATTATTGATAAGCCCTTAAAGCTATCTCCTAATAGAG